GGACATCTCCTATTATCCACGGGAGAGCGCCTCTTGTCAAGGGGGTGGGCGATAATGGCCGTTTTTCGGGTAGAAAAAAATCACAGCTACACGGTGATGGCCAATCACCACCTCCGCGACGAGCGGCTGAGTCTGAAATCCAAGGGGCTGCTCTCGCTGATCCTCAGTCTGCCGGACGACTGGCGCATCTCCATTGAGGGCATGACGCAGTTCTCCGCCGACGGCAAGGACGCGATCCGCAGCGCCATTCGGGAGCTGACGGACGCGGGCTACATCACCCGCGCCCAGACCCACAGCGAGGCCGGGACGTTCTCCGGCTATGACTACATCGTGCACGAGACGCCCGCTGCGTCACCATCGTCGGGTTTTCCGACGATGGAAAAACCGACGACGGGAAACCCGACGACGGAAAATCCGACGCTACGAAATACAGAAGAACTAAGTACTATACTACCCCCTATAGTCCCCCATGAGGGGGACGTGGGGGACGGCAATCCCTCAGTCAGCGGCGCGGCCGCTGACAGCTCCCTTTACACAAGGGAGCCTCAGAGCGCGGAAACTCCGAAGCGGAAGCGCAGAGCAACGAAGAGCGCGCCTGACTATAGACCGGACACGTTTGCCCGGTTCTGGGCGGCTTATCCTCGCGGAGAGGATAAGCAAGGCGCAATCGCTGCGTGGGACGAGCTCAAGCCCGACGACGCGACGCTTCAGGCCATGAGCCGCGCGCTTGTCCGACAGAAGGCGAGCGAGGAATGGCAGCGGGGCATCGGCATTCCCTATGCCGTGCGGTGGCTGCGCCGCCGACGGTGGGAGGACGAGATCAAAGCACCGGCGCCGCCGCCGGAGAGGGCCGGAGGTGACCTTCCGGTATGGAATTAACGGCATATTACGACGCCCAGCGCGCGCTCATCGGCGCGGCGCTGCTTGAGCCGAAGATCACCGGCGAGCTGGTGCAGGCCGTCCGCGAGGAGGACTTCAACATTCCGGAGCTGCGGACGCTCTATGCGGCGCTGCGAACGTTATTTCTCACCGGCCGGCCTGTCGACCCGGTGCTGCTGGTGGCGGAGACGTCCCCGGCCTTTGAGCCGACGGTACGCGAGATTTTGCGCGACACGCCGACCGCCGCCAACTGGCGGGCATACGCCAAGGTGCTGCGCGAGAGCGCGGCGCTGCGGGCGATGCAGGACATCGGTGCGCAGCTTGCCGGGGCCGTGGACGCCGCCGACGCGCGGCGCATTCTCGCCTCCGCGGAGCCGCTGATGCTCGATAGGCCGGGCGTGAAGACGCAGCAGATCGGCGAGCTGCTCGCCGACTTCCTCCGCCGCATGGAGGACAAGACGCCGCCGAACTATCTCCGCTGGGGCGTCCGGCAGCTCGACGAGGTGCTCACCGCCGAGCCGGGGGACTTCATCGTGCTCGGCGCGGACAGCAGCGTCGGCAAGACGGCGCTCGCGGTGCAGCTTGCCTGGAACATGGCGAGCCGCGGGCGGCGCGTCGGGTTCTTCTCTCTGGAGACGTCCGCCCGGAAGCTCGCCGACCGCGTCGTCGCCCAGAGGGCGCGCGTGGAGCTCTCCAAGATCAAGCACAAGGAGCTGACCGAGCACGACTTCGGCGACGTTGCCGCCGTCGGCGGCGCGACGGGGCGCATGTGCTTCGGCATCACCGAGGCCGCGGGCTTCGGCGTTGCCGAGCTCCGGGCCGTGACGCTCGCCAACCGGTACGATGTCATTTTCATCGATTACGTCCAGCTTCTCAAGGCAGAGGGCCGGGAGCGCTGGGAGATCGTGACAAGGATCTCCATGGAGCTGCACACGATGGCGCAGCAGCTCGGCGTGGCGGTGATCGCGCTCTCGCAGCTCACGCCGCCGGACAAGACCAAGGGCGCGCGCCGCGCGCCGAGCCGGGACGATCTCCGTGAGAGCCGGCAGCTCAAGCAGGACGCGGACGTGATCTTGCTCATGTCGCTCGACGATCCGGAGGAGAACGACGGTCTCCGGTGGCTCGCCGTGGCGAAGAACAAGGACGGCCCTCTCGGGCGGATCTGTCTCAAATTTGACGCCGCGCACATGGAGTTCACGGCGACCGACTCCCGAGCCTGGCACCGGCGGGCGGAGCCGAAACCCTATGAGCCGAAGCTCACGCCGGTGGACGACAATGTGCAGGAGGTGTTCCCGCTTTGACCGTTGGCGATATCGTTTACAAGCGGCCCGAGTTCGGCGCTGCCAAGGGGCAGCAGAGCGTGCCGCCGCAGGAGGCGCGCGTTGTGTACATCCACCCGCAGCGGCGGTTTTATTCCGTCGAATTCACGTTTACCCGCGGCGGCGTGACGCGATCCTTTCGGCAGGCTTATCCGCTGCGGAATCGGATCACCGCCTCGACCGGCGACGTGAGGCCCGAGACGCTGAGCGAAAAGCCGAGGCATCCGCGCGGCGCGGTCGATCAGATCTCGAAGCCGGCGGAGCAGGGGGCGTATTTTCCGGTGAAAAAGCAGAGGCGAAAAAAGCGCAAGAAATAAAAACCCCTCCGTCAGCTGCGCTGACACCTCCCCTGTTAGGGGAGGCATAATAAGGGACGACAATCCCTCCGGCGCTGCGCGCCACCTCCCTTTGCACAAGGGAGGCTTTGGGAGACGGAGGAAGCGCAAAAAATAAAAACAGGAGGACATCATGAGGACAATCGCAATTATCAATCTCAAGGGCGGCACGGCAAAGACGACCACGACGGTCAACCTTGCCGCCGAGCTGCGGCACCGCGGGAAACGTGTGCTTTGCATCGACGCCGACCCGCAGCACAACCTGACCGACTTTCTCGGCGCGGACACCGACAGCCCGACGATCTCCGACCTTTTGGCCTCGAGGTGCATCATTGCAGAGGATCTTGTGCAGAAGCTGCCAGGCGGCCTCGGCATCGTGCCGAGCGATCTCTCGCTCTGCGAGATCGACATCGAGGCCATCCAGAAGGGCATCTCCCTGCGGACGGTGCGCGATCTCTGCGAAAATCTGGCGTATGACTACGACGTGTGTCTGATCGACTGCCCGCCGAGCTTCACGGCGGCGAGCATCGCCGCGCTGGTGGCGGCGGACGAGGTGATTCTGCCGGTGACGGTGGACGCCTTCGCCATCGGCGGGGCGCAGGAGATCGTGCAGCAGGTGGAAAATCTCGCAACGGTCAACCCGGCGCTCCGCGTGCGCGGGGTGCTGGTGACCATGTGGCAGCGCACGAGCGTTTGCATGCAGGGCGAGGACGCGGTGCGGCGGCTCGATCTGCCGGTGCTGCACACCGTCATCCGCCGGTCCTGCAAGGTGCAGGAGGCTACGTTCGCCCGGCAGCCGCTGCGCCAGTACGCGCCGCGCGCCGCAGCAGCACTGGACTACGAATCGCTCTGCTGCGAGCTGCTCACCGATTGGGGGGAGTGCCGTGGCTAAGAAATTCAACCTTGCCGCGCTCGTGCCGGAGATGGAGGCGGTGTCCAATTTGGACACGCCGCGGATCACGATGATCCCCATCACCGAGCTGCGGCCGAACGGCGGCAACTTCTACGACACATCCAATTTTGAGGACCTCGCCGACAGCATTGAGCTCAACGGGCTGCTCGAGCCGCTGTGCGTGTTCCGCCGCGGACAGGGCACGGGCTCGTATGTGATCTTCTCCGGGCACCGGCGCTACAAAGCGCTGCGGCTGCTCTACGAAAAGAGCGGCTTTGAAAAGTGGACGGAGGTGCCGTGCATCGTCTACCCCGACCCGCACGACGCCAACCGCGAGACGGTGATGCTCATCCACGCGAACAGCACCGGGCGCGTGCTCTCCAACTGGGAGAAGGCCGAGCAGGCGCTGCGGCTCAAGAAGGCGCTCGTCGCCATGCGCGAGGGCGGCGCGGAGCTGCCTGGGCGCATCCGCGATCTTGTCGCCGAGGAGATGCAGATGAGCGCGAGCAAGCTTGCGCGGCTGGAGGCGATCGGGAATAATCTCACGGAGGTGCGCTTTGCCAGGGCGTGGCGCGAGGGACGGCTGAATGAGTCCGTCGCCTACGAGCTCTCCAAGCTGCCGAAGGCGCGGCAGAAGGAGGCGTGGGACGAGTACCTGCGCTGCGGACGCGGCAATCCGGCCAGCATGTCCATCAAGGAGGCCGCGGCGTTCTGCGAGGCCGTGTCCAAATTGGACACAGCCAAAAAAGACACCCTCTCCGTCAGCGGCGGAGCCGCTGCCACCTCTCCCGGAGGGAGAGGCGAGGAGGAGTACGGCGGAGCCGCTGCCGCCTCTCCCGGTGGGAGCGGCGAGAGTGAGCGCGTGTCCAATTCGGACACATGGCGGCGCTGCCTTGTCGATGAGCCGGAGGAGGGACGGCTTGTGCTTGTCTTTGATCCGGACGTTCCCGTCATGCCGGACGTGTGCGTTTACCGTGACGGGCAGTTCGTTGATGATCTTGGGCACGGCGACGCGATGGAGGTCAAGAGCTTCTGGCT